AGCTAAATGGTCTTGTTGGCAAACTTCAAGAAACAAAGGGCAAGTTCAAGAAAAGCGTCGAACTCAATGTCCAACTAAAAGATGTTGCACAAAATCTAACAGAAAACTTAAATAAAGTAAACTTGCTAAACGCACGCTTACTATACACAAATAAAGTTTTAGGAAATGGCTCGCTTAATGAGCGGCAGAAGCAACGCATTGCCGAAAGCATTTCCTCAGCAAGTACGGTCGATGAAGCAAAAACAATCTATAATACCCTTCAAAGGTCCGCGGGAGCCACAACTGAACGTAAAGTTGGGCCACAATCGCTAACCGAAGCCATTAGTAGAGCGCCAAGCCCATTTGTACCAAGAAATACCCAACCCCAGGAAAATGCCGAGAGCATTCGCTGGAAAAAAATCGCTGGTATTATAAAATAATCAGCACATACCCTAACGGAGAAAACTATTATGGCTACAGTATTAGAAAGACTTACCGAAGGAACAACCTTCCACAATAAGTCAAAGGAAAGCGCCGCACTACTCGCAAAGTGGGAAAAAAGCGGCTTATTAGAAGGCATCAAGGACGACCACAACCGTGGCGTTATGGCAACCCTACTTGAGAACCAAGCAAAGGAACTACTCCGCGAAGCTAACGCAATGTCAGCTGGCGACGTTCAAGGTTTCGCATCAGTTGCGTTCCCAATCGTTCGCCGCGTATTCGCTGGCCTTATCGCCAACGATCTCGTCTCAGTTCAACCAATGAGCCTACCAAACGGTCTTGTATTCTTCCTTGACTTCAAGTATGGCACCAACGTTGGTCTTCCAAACGACAAAGTCCGCCCAGCCGGTGAATCAATCTACGGCGATCGCGTCGGTCAAGATATCCGTGCCGGTGTTCGCCTAACTGGAATTACTGATGGTCGCGATAACGCTGAAAAAGGTTATTACAACCTTGGTAACGGCTTCGGAACCGCACGCCTACACGTAGGTATCGCAGGATCAGAAATCAGTAGCGTTGTGCCAGTTGATGGTATGGGCTTCTCTGGACTTTCAGCAGAACACAAGTCAGAACTACGCTGGGACGCAGATCTATTGGCAGAACTTGAAGCAGATTCAACCAAGTGCGTTTCTGTTTTTGATATTCCATTTACCGCTCTTGATAACGATGGCGCTGAATACGGTAGTCTCGTTGCAGAAAACGATGTATTCTCAGTTGCTCTACAAAGTGGCAGCGTTTCTTCATATGCGGTTCCAACCAGCCCAGAAGAATGGAAGAGTTGGGAGGGCGTTGCTTCTGGTTCAATCACTGGCGGCGCAGCACTACCATACGGCACCCGCGTTGTTCGCCGTCTAACGAAGGTTGTTTCAACCGGTACAGCAGTAGCGGATAAGAAACTACGCGTAACCGTCGTTCACACAAATTCTGCTGGATCAAAGTATCTTCGCGATGTTGCAGGCATTGTTGTTCAATTCCCAGTCAAGGACCAAATTACCTCTGCTGACGCAGCAGGCGGTCTTGGCGCACTTGTTGCAGCACAACCATGGACCCTTGAAGGTGCCCGCGATCTACCAGAAATCCAACTCAAGGTAGATTCATTCTCCATCACCGCCCGCAGCCGCAAACTCAAGGCAGCATGGACACCAGAACTCGGTCAAGATCTAAACGCTTACCACAACCTTGATGCAGAAGTTGAATTAACCTCACTTCTATCAGAACAAATTGGTCTTGAAATCGACCAAGAAATCCTCAACGACCTTATCAAGGGTGCAACCGGTGCCACTAAGTACTGGAGCCGCCGTCCAGGTAAGTTCGTAAACCGCCGCACTGGTGTTGAGTTAAACAAAGATTCAACCGGAGCAGCAAACTACGCAGCACCACCAGACTTCACTGGTAACGTTTCAATGTGGTACGAAACCCTACTTGAAACAATCAACGACGTTTCAGCTGACATCCACCGCAAGACTCTACGTGGTGCAGCAAACTTCATCGTTGTTTCACCAGAAGTTGCAAACATCCTTGAGTTCACCGCAGGATTCCGCGCTACCGTTACCCACGATGCAGACAAGGGTTCAACCGGCGCAGTCAAGGTTGGCGCACTAAACAGCAAGTTCGACGTTATCGTTGATCCATACTTCCCACGTAACGTAATCCTCGTTGGACGTAAGGGTGCTTCATTCCTCGAAAGCGGCTTTGTTTATGCACCATACGTTCCACTACAAACCAGCCCAACAATCTTCGATCCACAAGACTTCACCCCACGCAAGTCAGTTATGACTCGCTATGGTAAGACCATGGTTCGTCCGGATATGTATGGTCTTGTTATCGTGACCGATCTCGAAGGCTAATTAGTATTTAGCTGAAATGAAACCCCTCCGCCAAAAGCGGAGGGGTTTTTTATTGCCTTTTTTACCTCAACAAGTAGTTACAGTTGTGCTATAATAGGTCAAAAGAGGTCAAAATGGATATAAAAATAAAAATACCTGACAGCGAACAAGCTTGTTGTAAACTATGCAATAAACAATGTGCAAACAAAATGGGTTTACCGGCCCATATTGCTAATGCCCATAAATTAGAATTTTCTCAATATTTAGTAGATCAATATCTTAGTGGCGCTCGACCAAAATGCCCTATTTGTAATGAAAATACGCGATACAACCGTGGAAAATATTCATTCAAAAAATATTGCGTCAATCATGTCAAGGAAGCCCAAAAGGAATGGTCAAGACAAAATGGATTTGGAGCGAAAGTAGAAGCCGGTTGGAAATTGGGGCTTACAAAGGAAACAAATATTTCAATAGCCAAACAAGCAGAAAAAGTAAGCGGACAAAATAATCCCTTTTATGGAAAACAACACACAGAAGAAATCATGTCTAAGCTAAGCGCAAGTAGAAAGAAAACTTCCCGCATTAGCGAAGCCGAATTTGAAGAAAGAAAAAACGGCAATCATACTGTATGTCTAACCCCGTACACAGACTACATAACTCTTAGTGCCAAAAATTTACAATACCAATGTACAAGCTGTAACAGAAACTTTACAGCCTCCCTGCTACATAATGATTGTAATATCTGTACCCGCAAAGAAATCGCAAACAACCCAGATATAATGAAAAAAATAGCAGATTCACTAAAATATTCAGAAAGCGAGTTTCTTGAGCGGATTCTATCAAGATCAGAAGATTTTGAAGTTATAACTCCGTATTCTGAATATAAAAATCATGATATTGATAAACTATCGGTGAAGTGCAAAAATTGTGCCAATATAATGGAAAGAACGCTTTTTGCATTGACCAGCGGTACACTTTGTAGGATTTGTAGCCCTTTCTCAAAAGAAGAAAAAGAAATAAACTCTTTTCTTGAGGAGCATAATATAAAAAGCGTCAGGAACTCAAGAAACCTGATAAAGCCAAAAGAACTTGACTTCATTATCGAAGAAAAAAAGATTGCATTAGAATATAATGGATTATTCTGGCATATGGAAAATAATAAAGATAAAAACTATCATAATAATAAAACAATTGCTTGTGCTGAAAAGGGTTATCAGCTATTTCATATTTTCTCTGACGAATGGCAAACCAAAAAGGACATCGTCAAATCTATGATAATGAATAGGCTAAAAATATCAAAAACTAAAATACATGCAAGAGACTGCGAAGTATACTCGACAGATAAACAGGAAGATATAAAGAATTTTACAGATAATACCCATATCTCTGGCCACACCCAGTTTACAAAAGCTTTCTATCTAAAATATAATGACGAAATAATTTGCGCGCTTACCCTACGCAAGCCATTTCATAAAAAATATAAAGATACAGTTGAAATTGCTCGCTTTTCGTCAAGCCTCAACTGCAATATTGTTGGTGGTTTCTCTAAATTATTCAAATACGTAAAAGAATGGGCAATATCAGCAGGATATAAAAATATACTAAGTTATGCAGATTTGCGATTTGGTACCGGTAATGTATACAGCTTGTCTGGATTCAAGCTAATAGGAAAAACGGCTATTGATTATTGGTATACAGACGGTAAAGTTCGATATAACCGCTTCAAATACCGCGCTCAACCAAATAAAACAGAAAAAGAGGTAGCAAAAGAGGAAGGAGTACAGCGTATCTATGGCTGCGGCAGCAATATTTATGAATATTCCTTGGCTTAGAAACTATTTACTGGATAGAGGAAAAATAAATGGCATATCCTGATCTACAGCCCGTTTCTAAAATGAGCAAGAGTATATTACCGGCAACTGGAACCGCCGCTAATGTTGTAACTGGCTCATTACCATTCGGCGTATATGTAAGCGAAGACTACTGGGGTCCAGAGCAAATAGATATGTTCAAGGCCGCCGCAGCCGAACAGGTCGCTTTTGTATATAAAAAGTTAGGTGGCGATGTACTTGATATCGAACTTGTAGAAACCCAAGTTTATAGCGCATACGAAGAGGCTACGCTTGAATATAGTTATCTACTAAATTTACACCAAGGACGTAATATATTATCTCGCGTACTTGGTGGTCAAACCGGTAGTTTCAATGGCGATGGCCAACTCACAGGTAGCGAAATAGACAGCAGTGTACATGCAGAACTAAAATATCCAAAATTCAACCTTGGCTATGCAGATAAGGTATCACGCGGATATAGCACAGTAACGAATCTAAATGGCGATACGCCTGTTTATAGCGCTTCGTTTAGCACACAACCACTTACACAGGATTATAACCTACAAGCGATTGTAGAGGCTGCTGCCACGCAAGCAGGCTATGCTTTTAGTGGTAGTGTCAACGGCAAGCGCATAAATATTAAAAAAGTATACTATAAAACAGTTGCAGCAGGTTGGTTTTTCTTTGGTTACTTCGGTGGCTTGAATGTTGTTGGCAATCTCAGTACATATGGTCAATATGCCGACGATAGCACCTTTGAGGTTATTCCTGTGTGGCAAAATAAACTACAGGCAATGGCATATAAGGATGCCATAAAGACGCGCGTAAGTGATTATAGCTTCCAACTGAAGAATAATAAACTTCGCATATTTCCAACCCCAACAACCAGCACCCAGTTGAAGTTTTGGTTTGAATTTAGCATACCAGAAGATGTTTTAGGCGAGGAGAGTGGCAATGGAAGCAGCGGCGTCGATGGCATAAATAACATAAATAGCATACCGTTTCAGAACCTACCATTCAATAAAATAAACGCTATTGGTAAACAATGGATACGTCGGTATGCACTCTCGTTATGCAAAGAAATGCTTGGTTATATCCGCAGTAAGTTCGCAAGCATCCCAATTCCAGGTGAAAGCGTGCAACTAAACGGCTCTGCGCTTGTAAGCGAAGCAAAAGCCGAACAATCAGCACTAAAAGAAGAATTAAATAAGATACTCGACGAAACAGCGTATGAGAAACTTGCAGAACGCGATGCCGCAATAGCCGAAAATGCACAAAAAATGCAACAATTTGCTCCAAATCTTATTTTTATTGGATAATATAAATGGCTAAAAAGAAAAATAAATGGGAGCAGCCAGAGGCACCGCCGCCACCCCTATTTACAGGTCAAAAAGAGCGCGATCTTGTAAAGCAAGTAAACGATGAGCTTATTGAGAGGGTAATAGGGCAGGCAGTACTATATTATGCAATCAGCATAGAGCATACCAATTTTCACCCCCTATACGGCGAAGCAATAAATAAAACTTATTTACCGCCTGTGCATGTACATGTTCTTGTAGACTGGGAAGGGTATCAAACAACAACTACAAATTATGGGGTTGACGCCCGACCTTCGATAAAAGTTCACTTTCACAAGCGTCGGCTGACAGAAGACCAAGATTTATACGTAAGAGTAGGCGATTTCGTGTTTTATGGCGACAATTACTATGAAATAGTAGAGCTAAATGAGCCAAAACAGCTATTTGGCAGCAACACAAATCGCATGGAAATAACAGCAAAATGCATCAAAGCTCGTCAAAGTTTTTTTGACACAAAATAAAAGTGAGTTTGACTTTACTGTCTACTATTTATTATAAATTTATGCTACAAAAAGCAGAAATGATATAGGAGAAATATTTAATGGCAGCTGATAAATTCCAGTTTGTATCTCCCGGTGTACAAATTAATGAAATCGATGAAAGCGTAATTCAACCTGCTTCACCAGAGGTTGGACCTGTTATTATCGGTCGTACCGCAACCGGTCCACTAATGCAACCAGTAAAAGTTAGTAGCGTTGCAGAGTTAGAAAAAGTATTTGGTCCAGCAACAAATGGAAATACAACTGGTCTCGACGTTTGGCGCACTGATGTCCCAACTGCACCAACCTTTGGAACCTATGCTGCACAAGCATTCCTACGTAACAGCGCACCTGTAACTGTTATCCGTCTTGGCGGTGTTGCACCAACAACCTTATCAACGGATAAGTGCGGTTGGAAAACTGGTTATTGCTATCAATTATTAGTTAGTGCTTCAAATGGTTATACACTTGCAGCAAATATTTACGCTTCTGCTTCAAATGCATTTGTATTATCTGGTTCTGATGCCCAGGTTACAGCAACAAACGCAGGCGCTGCTGGCGAAGTAAGCACCCTCGCAGACGGAACAGTCAAGCTTACAATCGGCAGTGAGACATTCAATGTTAAGCTGCAAGATAATACAGCCGCTTCATTTATCCGTAGTAAATTATCAACCGATACAACTGCTTATGATACAGAAAAATACTTCCTTGGTGAAACATACGAAAGCTCCATTCCTGCGTCATACAGCAAGGTATATGTAACCGCTTCAACCAATTTTGCAAATCTAGAAGTAGATCCTTCCGTGGCAGTCTCTGGTTGGGTTCTTGGAGATCGTACAGAGACAGCAGCAGCAAATAGATTATTCTGCTTCCACGCACTTGGTGCCGGTGAAGCAGCATCAAAACAATTTAAAGTTTCAATTCAAAATATGCACGCATCACGTAACACAAATGTTACAAAGTATGGTACATTTGACGTTGTAGTTCGTCCACTACGCGACAGCGCAGGCGTTCAAGTTTTAGAAAGCTTCTCCGAAGTAACTCTTGACCCACAAGCAGCAAATTATATTGCTAAAGTAATTGGAACAGCAACACGTAACTGGGATGCCGCAACAAAGAATTACATTGAAGAAGGCGAATATTCGAATGCTTCACGTTATATTCGCGTAGAAATGGGAGATGCTTCGCATCCAACCGACTTACCACACGGATTTGAAATTCCAGCAATGCCAGCGGTAGCAGCAGGCGCTACAGCAGCAACACATCCAACAATTCCGCTAAAGACAGCCGAATATCGCTTCTCCGCTGCAAAACAAGCACGCTTTGGTTTGCTTGCAGAACAAACCGGGAATGAAGACCTTGTTGACATCCTACGCGTCAAACCAGTAGTAACATTAGGTACAGCTGGTGAATTCCACTTACGTCACGTAAGCGGCTCCACAACTGGCCTTTCATACGTTGCTGGACACTGGGAAACAGCTAACGATTATGCAACTGGCAGTGTATTAGGCTTTGATATGCCACTCTTTGGCGGCTTCGACGGAACAAGCATTTTACAAAAAGAGCCAATCGTAAATCAAGGTTTACTAGACAACCAAAGCGAATTAAATGGCGCAGCATATCGTGCAGTCAAGACAGCAATTGATATGATTAGCGATCCTGAATTTATCGAATACGATCTTGCAGTTATTCCAAACTTAAAAACATCTACTCTTACAGCGGATCTTGTTGAAGTTTGCAAAACACGTGGCGATGCACTTGCAATTATCGATATGGACGGAGATTATAAGTTCGCATTTGAAAATGGTGGAACAGCAGATCAACCTGTAAAAGATACCGCAATTACAAGCGTAACAGAAATGAAGCTCGACAACAGCTATGGCGCAACATATTTCCCAGCTGTATACGTACCAGCAGAATCAATCTTTATGCCAGCCTCAATTGCTGCACTTGGTTCATATGCAGGAACAGAAGCACGCAGTGCAGTATGGTTTGCGCCAGCAGGCTTTAACCGTGGCGGTCTAACTGTTGCCTCGTCTGGAATTGGCGTATCGCGCACCGCGCTACCACTCAATGCAAGCGCACGTGACGATCTATATGCAGCAAATATCAATCCAATTGCAACATTCCCAGGAGAAGGGGTTGTAATCTTTGGACAAAAGACTCTACAGTTTACCCCAAGCGCCCTTGACCGTGTAAATGTTCGCCGCCTTATGAACTTCCTCAAGAAGCAAATCAGTCGTGCAGCAGTTCGCGTACTCTTTGAGCCAAACGTCAAGGCAACTTGGGACGGCTTCAAGGCAGTTGTTGAGCCATTCCTGCTACAAGTAAAAAATGCATATGGTCTTGATGACGCCAAGATTGTTCTTGACGAAACTACAACAACCGCTGACCTTGTTGACCGCAATATTATGTATTGCAAACTATATGTTAAACCAACCCGCGCAATTGAATATGTCGCAATGGACTTCATTGTAACAAACAGCGGTGCAGCATTCGCAGAATAATTCAAAGAATTAGGAGAATAATAAAATGGCATTCTGGTCCACACCAAATCTCGACCCAAAGCGTCAGTTTAAGTTTAAAGTGACCTTTGGACCTGCTGGCGGCATCACTGTACCTTGGTATATGGCACAAAGTGCAGACCGCCCAGTATATACAATCACAGAAACAAAGTTAGACATTCTTGATAAAAACTTCCACTTTCCAGGAAAAATTAACTGGACGCCAATAAAAATCAAGTTTGTTGACGGCGCGACTGCTGGCCATAACACTGCTAAAAATGCGTATAATTACCTATCAAATGCAGGCTATATCAATCCAGCTGGTGTAGACGCAGGCGGCAACGGCGGTCTTGGAACAATCGCAAAAGCCACAGCAGTCATTCCACAGCTTACAGTCGAGACCCTCAATTCAGAAGGTGTAACAATCGACACCTGGAAGCTTAACAACGCTTGGGTTACAACAGTAGCTCTTAACGGCTTTGATTATGCAGCAGAAGGTATCTTAACTGCTGAATTCTCATTCCGTTACGATTGGGCAGATCTAACAGCAACAACCTAAGATAGTTCTAAAAAAACTTTGATCCTCTCTATTTATAGTATAAGCTATATTTAGAGAGGATTTTTTATGGCATTTTGGAGCAGCCCAGACGGTATAACGCCAAAGCAATCACATAAATGGATTGTCCAATTTGGCGATAAAAATGAGCTAACCTTTCTTGCCAAATCAGTTGATCGTCCAAGCTATACAATAGGCTCAACGCAAGGCAAGCTTCTATATTCACATACAATTAATTTTCCAAATCGTGTAAAATGGAATCCGATAACTATTGTATTATATGACGCAAGAAAGAAGGAAGCGTTAAAAACAACGTCGGCAGATATACAGGGGAGAATTAGAAGAGATCAATCTGGATTAATCATATCAACCTCGACAAGAACAGAAACTATAAAAAATCTTTTCTCAACAGAATATTTTTTTTATGACTTATTACAAGAAGCCGGATATGAAAACCCAGCAGGCCAGAATAATGGTTTAGCAAAATACGCTTTTAAAGAGAGTTTAACACAAAGGCTTCTTGGAGGTGGAAAAAGTTTAAATATTAAAGAAGTCTTGGATAATGGAAGCAAACAAGAGGAAATAAAGATATATAATCCATTTATATCAGATTTTAAATTTGGAGCACTTGACTACGCTTCTGACCAGGTTTTAACAATAACCTTAACAATTAACTATGATTGGGCTGAGTTCGTATCAATAAAAGATATTACAAGTACAAGTCCAAAGGTTACATTAAATCAAAAGCCATTAGACGCAACAATCAAGGTATTCGATATAAAAACTCCTGGATATGCAGAAACAAGGACAGAGCCCTATACTGGACCAGATATAGGGTCTGCAAGAGAAGGGCAATATGGTCAAGCAAGGCTACCAGTAACTTCGCTTGGAGCAGATATAGCTGCTAACTTACCTACCGGTGGTCCTACTACAAACAGAATAGAACCAAATATTATTAGTAGAGGTTTAAATCCAAGCCCAGGGAATATAAGAGGTTCTGATATATAGGTAAGAAGATACGAACTTGGGCAACAACAAATGTCGGTTGAAGTACCAGATACGCAAGAATAATAGAAAGTAGGAATGTATGAGAAATAACTTTGAAGAACAATTTGGTCAAGTAAAAGCAGTAGAATCAGCACACGCACCACCACAAGCGTCAAACCCATATAATATGGGCGGCGAAGCATTAAGCTTTGTTGTATCAACAGAAAGCGTTGAATTACCCTCTGGTGGACGCTATTATCCACCAACCCACCCGCTGTATATGAAAAGTTCAGTAGAAATAAAACATATGACAGCAAAAGAGGAAGATATCCTTACAAACAAGAGTTATATTAAGAAGGGGGTGGTTATAGATAAGTTTGTGCAGTCGGTCTTATTAGACAAAAGTATAGATCCTGCAAGCCTCATTGTAGGCGATAAAAACGCTATTATGGTAGCTGCCCGTATAAGCGGATATGGCGCACAGTACGACGTTGGTATCCTATGCGACAGCTGCAACACAAAGAACTTAGTACCAGTAGATTTAAATGCCTGCGAAGTATATAACTTAGAAAAAATTGAAAGTGTAGCTGGAAGTGACGGCGAACTTGTCTATTCACGTATGGACAATGGAAATGTTGTTATACAAGTACCAAAAAATAAATGGTATGTTGAATGTAAGATCCTAACCGGCTTAGACGAACTAAAACTGTTAAATATATTAGAGCGCAAGCGTAAGCTGGACGAAAATGCTGAAATAACAATAAGCGAGCAATTAGCAGTTATTATTAACTCAATAAACACAGTAACAGATCGCAATACAGTAGAACAAGCAATCGGCTGTATGCCAGCCAGTGACGCAAAGTACCTACGCAAGGCTTACGGCAAGCTTATGCCGTCAATGAAGATCACAAGTGTCTTCTATTGTTCCGCTTGTTACAGCAAGCAAGAAGTGGAGGTTCCTTTTTCGCAGGAATTTTTTTGGCCTAAGTGAAGATTATATACGAGCTGTTTATGACCAAATGTTTAATTTAAAGTACTATGGCGGCTGGTCATTTATCGAAATCTATAATCTACCAATTGGTTTGCGAAATTGGTTCACCGAGAGACTACTTAAAGAAATAAAAGAAACTTCTGAAGCAAGGAATAAAAAGTAATGGGTTATAAGATTGTAATTCGCGAACGTGAAATAGCCGAAGGTGCTGTAGAAGATTACTATAACCAAGTCGCCAGACAAAAGGGCTTGGCTGGTACTTTTTCGCTTGCAAAGCCCCCCAAAAAAGTAGATACAAAAGCCGATCTACAGGCAAAATTAGACGCCCAAAAGGCATTGATCGCAAAACGTAAAGCAGCTGAAGCGGAAAAGACTGCAAAAGAAAAAACAGCTGCGGATAAGCAAGCGGCAAAACAGGGAGAAGAGGATAAATTAAATACGGTAAGAGAACTGTTGAAAGGTTTAGCAAGCCCAACAGACGAATTAATAAAAGCTACTGGTTTGGACACCAGCGTATTACAAGCTGCGCTAACAGTACTAACAGACAAATATATAATAAAAAAGGCAAAATTAACCGAAGCGCCATTTAAGGCTACTCCGCTTAAAGCTCCACCTATGATAGGTAGGTTCTCTAAACTATATCCCGGTACACTGGATCCACAAATATTTAAAGGTTTCGCAAGCGACGAGCAAGTTATTAATTTTTTATATATGTATGAGCAAAATTTAAAAAATGTACAAGCGGAAATAGCAAAACAAACTGGAAAAAATCTAAATATAGAACCAAAGTTATTAAAGGCATTTGAACTAAACAACCATTATATGGAACAATTAACGGGCAGCGAACAAGCGACGGAAAAGAAACCACGAACAAGAAAACCAAGAGCACCAAAAACAGCAAACACACAGATTAATCAGACAGCGGATCAACAAGCCGCAACCCAGGAGCCACAAACGGTAACGCCAGCAACAATAGCGGCTCCCCTTGAGCCACAGCAAGTTATTGCTACAACAACATTAGCGGGAGACCAAGAAAAAAATATCGGCGATATTTCGCAGGAATTTGTAGAAGCCACAGGTCCAAAAATATGGGAAGAATTTTTTAATGGCTATGGAGGGACTAACAGAGGTAGCGCAAAAAAATTAAAAGAAACATTTGACAGCAATAACGTAGTCGCAGAAGTCAGCAAACACCCTTCTCTTAGTACATTAGCAGTTGTCAAAACAGGAGGAGCAACTTATGGTTTCCCGTTGGCAAATGGATATGCTGGTGTAGCAGAATATTTTGATACAGAAAGAGCAAATCCATTCTCTTTGATAATAAATATGAAAAAAACCGCAGTATTAGATCCCAAGACACTTGAAGTAGTAAGGCAAGGGTATGTAGAAGTAAAATAGTATTTTATTAAATATCGGTTAACCAAAGTGCGGCATAAAACCCGCACTTTTTTATTTATTATCATATTTATATAAACAGAGGATAATAAATGGCAGAAACACCAACTATTATATCGGCGGCAGAGTTAGAGCGGCAAAACCGTCAGCTACAGCTTAC